ATCCAGATGGCAAAGAAGATCTCTTTGAACTCTGCTTATGGTGCTATTGGTAATGAATACTTCAGGTATTTCCGAATTGCAAATGCAGAAGCAATTACTTTGTCTGGTCAAGTTTCTATCCGTTGGATTGAGATGAAGATGAATAGTTATCTAAATAAGTTACTAAAAACAGATGGGGAAGACTATGTTATTGCTTCTGATACCGATAGTATCTATCTTAATATGGGTCCTGTTGTTGATCACATATACAAAGGGAGAAAGGCTTCTAATGATAAGATTGTTACGTTCCTTGATAAGATCTGTCAAATGGAACTTGAAAAGTATATTGAAAGTTCTTATGAAACGTTGGCCGACAAAGTAAACGCATACGATCAAAAGATGCAGATGAAACGGGAGAACATTGCTGACCGTGGAATCTGGACTGCAAAGAAAAGATATATTCTTAACGTGTGGGATAGTGAGGGTGTTAGATATGAAAAACCAAAACTTAAGATCATGGGATTGGAGACTGCAAGATCTTCAACTCCTGCATTCTTCAGAGATAAATTGAAGAAAGCATTTACGATCATTATCAATAATACTAATGATGATCTAATCTCATTCATTGATGATGTTCGTAAAGAATCTAGAGAACAAGGTATTGAAAACATTTCATTCCCTAGAGGATGCAATGGTCTAGACAAATATCGGAGTTCTGCTGATTTATACAAGAAAGGTACACCCATTCAAGTGCGTGGTGCTATTCTGTATAATCACTTTATTTCTAAGAAGAAATTGCAGAATAAATATCCATTGATTCAGGAGGGAGAAAAAATCAAGTTTGTATACTTGAAAACTCCAAATCCAATTGGTGAGAATATCATTGCTTATTTGCAAACTCTACCCAAAGAGTTGAACCTAGATAAGTATATTGATTACGACAGACAATTTGAAAAGAGTTTTGTCGAACCGTTGAAAAACGTTGTGGAAACCATCGGGTGGCAAGTTGAGAGGAGAGGAACACTTGAATCTTTCTTCGTTTGATGGTAGAATAATTTTAACAAGGAGTATTTTATGAGTTTTCTTAAATCTGTAATTAAAGAGTTAGACAATGAGTATGCTGGAGTCGTTGAAGATGGTATTGTCGGTGCTGACTGCGACCAGTTTATTGACACTGGTTCTTACATATTCAACGCCCTATTGAGTGGTAGTATCTATGGTGGACTTCCCGCAAATAAGATCACTGCTCTTGCTGGAGAATCGAGTACAGGTAAAACATTCTTCGCACTTTCAATGGTGCGATTTTTTCTAGAACAGAATCCGACTGGGGAAGTAATTTACTTTGAGTCTGAATCTGCTGTGACCAAATCTATGATGAAAGATAGAAATATTGATACCGCTCGAATTGGTTTAGTTCCTGTTACTACTGTTCAAGAGTTTCGTACTCAAGCAATCAAAGTTGTTGATGAGTATATGAAAGTAAAGAAGGAAGATCGTCCACCATTAATGTTTGTTCTGGACAGTCTTGGTATGCTTTCTACTACCAAAGAATTGGAGGATGCAACCGCTGGTAAAGAGACCAGGGACATGACTAGGGCGCAGATCACCAAGTCTATCTTTCGTCTCCTCACACTCAAACTAGGGACTGCAGGCATCCCTCTGATCGTCACTAACCACACCTATGACGTGGTGGGTGCTTACGTACCCATGAAAGAGATGGGAGGGGGTTCTGGACTTAAGTACGCCGCCTCTACCATCGTTTATCTGTCTAAGTCCAAGGAGAAGGATGGTACAGATGTTGTGGGTAATATCGTGAAGTGTAAAGCATTCAAGTCTCGTTTCACCAAAGAGAATTCTATTGTACAGACTCGTTTGTTCTATGATCATCGTGGTCTAGATCGATACTATGGTCTGCTTGAACTTGGTGAGAAGTATGGTGTCTTTACTAAGTCTGGAGGCCGATATGAGATCAATGGTGTAAAAACTTATGCAAAGACTATTCTAGCAGACCCACAAAAATATTTCACCCCAGAGCTTATGCAGGCACTTGACGAATGTGCTTCTAAGGAGTATAGTTACGGTTCATTTGAAGGTGATACTGAATGATTGATAGGATTGAACATAAGATTCTTTCTAATCTGATTTACAATGAAGACTATATGAGAAAGGTTATTCCTTTTATTCAAGACTCATACTTTGATGTATTTTCGGAAAGGATTGTATTCGACGAGATTAATTCTTACATCACAACGTATGGAACTCTTCCGACGAAATCTGTTCTAAGCATTGAGATTGAAAACAGAAAAGATATCTCGGAAGATATCTTTAAAGAATGTATTGAAGTTCTAAATATTTTTCGTGAAGAAAAACTGGAACAGGAATGGTTAATTGATACCACAGAGAAGTGGTGTAAAGAACGTGCAGTCTATCTTGCTCTGATGGAATCTGTGAAGATTGCTGATGGTAATGATAAGACAAAGAGTCGTGATGCAATCCCATCTATTCTTTCGGAAGCTCTAAGTATATCGTTTGATGATCATGTTGGTCACGATTACTTTGGTGATGCAGATGCTCGATATGAATTCTATCATCGTAAAGAAGATAAGATCGAATTTGATCTACAGATGTTCAACAAAATTACAAAGGGGGGACTTCCACGTAAAACATTGAACATTGCACTTGCAGGAACTGGTGTTGGTAAGTCACTGTTTATGTGTCACCAAGCCGCTAGTTGTTTGTTGGATGGTAAAAATGTATTGTACATTACTCTAGAGATGGCAGAGGAAAGAATTGCAGAACGTATTGATGCAAATCTTTTCAACTTAGATATCAGAGGTTTGGTTGATCTACCTAAACCAATGTATGATACAAAAGTCCAGAAGGTATTGAAGAAAACACAAGGAACTCTTATCATCAAAGAGTATCCTACTGCTTCTGCACATTCTGGTCACTTCAAGAGTTTGTTGAATGAACTAGGATTGAAGAAAGGATTTGCTCCAGATATTATTTTTATTGATTATCTTAATATCTGTTCTTCCAGTAGATTTAAAGGTGGTCTTGTGAACTCATACACCTTTATTAAAGCAATTGCAGAAGAGATTCGTGGTCTTGCTGTAGAATACAATGTACCAATTGTTTCTGCTACACAAACAACTCGTTCTGGTTATGGTAGTTCCGATGTTGAAATTACTGATACCAGTGAATCTTTTGGTCTTCCCGCTACCGCTGATCTTATGTTTGCATTGATCTCTACAGAAGAACTGGAAGAGATGAATCAGATTATGGTCAAGCAATTGAAGAATCGATACAATGACAATAATTCCAACAAAAGATTTGTTGTAGGTATTGACAGATCAAAGATGAAGTTGTATGATGTTGAAGACAGTGCTCAACAGAACATTGTTAATTCAGGTCAGGAAGATGATTACACTGACCTCTTAGATAAAAAGTTCCGTAGTTTCGATGGTTTTAAAGTATGACACAAACAATTAATCTTTTTGATCCAGACACTGGTGCCACACTAGAAAACGTTCCTGTGAATGAACCAAGTAAGAAAGTAAACACTGATGCATATCTTGAGTTTGTGAATGCCGTTACATCCGAACCAAGTAAAAATGCTGATGCTTTTGAGTATCGTATTCAAGAACTTCGTGGAGAAGGATTTGAAACACACCGACTTCTAACTGCTGCTGTAGGGATGTCTGCAGAAGCAGGTGAGTTTACTGAAGTTGTAAAGAAGATTATCTTTCAAGGTAAACCAGTCAACGAAGAGAACATGTTTCATTTGAAACGAGAACTTGGAGACATCATGTGGTATGTTGCACAAGCATGTATGGGTCTTAATGTTTCTCTGGATGAAGTGATTGAGATGAACGTGGATAAACTCAAAGCACGTTATCCTGGTGGTGAGTTTGATGTTCACCAGTCAGAGAACCGTAGACAAGGAGATGTGTAATAAATAGAGGGGAAGAACTCCCCTCTTTTTTAATGTCAAGTATTTCAAAGGAAACCCTAATTAAAAGAGGACTGGAAACTTTTGTTAAAAAGTTTTTATCTATGGATGGGAAAGAAAATAAATTTTTAACTAGTGAAGGTTTATTTACTCCACACGCTTTAGTTCTTGATATAGAAGGTAACCCGTATGCATTTGAGAGCACTGAAAAACGTGACTATGAAATAATTTTAAAAAGAGTTGAACAAGCAATTAATATATCTGGTGCTAAATCAAAGATACAATTTACTGGTAGGTTTGATAATACAAGTCAGATTAAGACAATAAAATTAACTGAAATAGAAAAGACTGGTGAGTTTGGTGGACAAGGTGCTGGTTCTGGGAAAAAGGAAAATTTAGGACTTGTGTTTGAGAGAGAATTTTATGAGTCCTTGGTTCACATATTAGATCCATCTAATAAGAAAGGTAGATATGATAAACAAGCAAGAGATACAGTTGAACGTATAGGGAAAGAAAAAAGATTACCTTTGTCTGAAGTAATTGCTGTTGGAGAATTGAATCAGAGAAGACCATTAAAAATTTCTCCAGGATCTTTAACTCTAGGATCTGGAGAAGAAGATATTGGATCTACAGTAACTGATATCACATTAAAATATAATGGTAAGGTAGAAGTCTATCTATCATTAAAATTTCAATCTACATTGGCGTTTGCAAACATAGGTATTGGGACTGTGTTTACTGAATCTGATATGAAAAAATATACGCTCAGTGATAATGCAATGACAGTTCTACAAATATTTGGTTTAGATTATATTAGTTTTTGTGAAACATTTAATAAGTATCCACATAGTGAAAAGATAATAAATCATAAAATAGATGTTACTAAAAAGGTAAATAGATCGGCGATTACTAAATTATTAAAACAGATGATGGGATATGGATATGTAATGGTCCACGGTAAAGGTCCAAACAATGTTGAAATATATGATGTTGATCAAGAATATTTTAATAGAGCAACTACTATCAGTGGTCCTATCATTGCTTTCTATGGTGGAACTACTGGTACTGGAAAAAAAGTAATTGTTAATTGTGAATCCTCATTATATAAATTTAGTTTTAATTTTAGGAATAAGGGCGGCAAACTTTATCCATCCCATATCATGTGTGACTACAAGAAAAAGTGACACTAAACAAACTGTCCACTCCGGCTGGACTTCCAGACAAAAGTAGAGTATAATACAGTCATGGCAAAAAACACTCACCTAGAACACCTCGAAGACGACATCCTTAATTTTGGTGCGGCCGGAGGTAAGTCTGCGATTTCTTTCTTAAAATCACTTGGTGATATGCTCTCTGTTGGTGACAGTAAAAAATCACTTAATATAACCACCAAGTGGGATGGAGCACCTGCAGTTATCTGTGGTATGGATCCAGAAAGAAATAGGTTCTTTGTTGGAACTAAATCAGTGTTTGCAAAAACTGCACCTAAGTTGTGCTTTTCCGATGACATGATTGATGCTTGGTACTCTGGTAATCTTGCATCAATGTTAAAAGATAGTCTTAAATATTTTTCTACACTTGGTATCAAGGGTGTTATTCAAGGTGATCTTTTGTTTGTAGAGAATACAAAAACAGTTACTAACGTTGGTGGAAAACGTTGTGTAACATTTACTCCTAATACTATTACATATGCAATACCGTTGGATACAGACCTTGGTCAACGTGTTAATTCTTCTAAGATTGGCATTGTGTTCCATACCACTTATTCTGGCTCTACTATGGAGGGGATGTCGGCCGGTTTTGGTGTTGATGCATCTCCTTATCAGGGGAACAAACATATTGCTGTTTTCTCTTCCGACTTCAACGACGCAAGTGGTAGTGCAAACTTTAACGGACAGGAACTAATCAAGTTTAATTCTGCAGTGAATCGTGCAGAAGGTTCTCTGAAACAAGCATCTAAGTTCCTTGATGTGATGAAAGGA